CGAGGATCAGAAAGCGGTATTCAGCGACCAGCGCGGCGGCAAGCAGACATTCCGGCGGCGTGCTCAGGTAGTCCGCCGGAACCGGCATATTGCGCGCGCCGGTGAGATATTCCGCAAGCCGAACAACGGCCATTGTGCGCGCGCAGTCCGTGACGCTCGCCGCGCCGGGGTGGTACGCCGCCCAACGGTCCGCAAACTTCCGGTGCTGGCGCTCGCCCGTTACGGCAAGCGCGAGAAGCTCCGCGCGGTAGTGCCGTTGACGTTGGTTATCCAACGCATGCAACGCGTCCCACGCTTTACGTGCCGCCGATATGGTCTGTTTTTTGTTCATGATGGTGTTTTTTTGATCGGGCTTTATTACCCGCTAGGATCCACCGGCGAACCGATGGACCCGCGCGGAGAATCAAACGGCGCTCGTGATCGCTTCTACTTTACGCGCTCCCGTTCCGTGCGGGCGGAAACCGATGATGAAGGAGCGGTCACCCTTGGCGCAGAGCCTGCACTTGTCGCACGACAGTCCAGCGACACGCTGTGCAGGGCAGACAACGACCCGATTGCCTGCCGGCGTAGTGAACCGATCGGGCGAAGATTGAGGAACCACAGCCGCGACGGGCAGGCCGGTTTTGGAAAGCTCATCCGCATGGGCGATGGAGTTGGCGCTTAGGTTCACGACGAATCCGGATTTGTTGGCGCTTCGGATCGCACGAAGATTCCCTTTAGCGTGCTGACCGGTCAGCACCGGCTTGTGAGTGTAAGTGAACCCACGCTTGCTAGCGTTCGCCTTGGAAAGATCGGCGAGCATTGCAGGCTCAATCTTGTCGCCATCACCGGGCAAATCGCCCGCTTGATTGTGTCGCCACAATTGGCCGGCCGAGAACGAACGGACAACCGAAAGAAATTCGGTCCACTCGAGTCCGCGAAGTCCGCTTGTGACCTTGCTCCAGTGAATTGCCAGCGGGCCGGATTTCGCATAACAGCCTTGCAATTTGAACGGACAAGCGTCCGGACAGGTTGACGCGGATGAAGTAGAAACAGGGATCGGGCCTGTTTTGGCGTTGCTCGAAACGAGCGTTAGGTGAGTAAGGTTTTTCATGAGTCTGATTATTTCATTGCAAAGTTCATTGTCCGATTCCCCAGACTGAGCAGCCCCTTGAAACTTGAACGCGGCGCATATTGCCGTCGTAACAGAAACCGCTCAGCGCAACATCCGATCCTTCGCGGAGTTGTTGTGACGCCTTGCTCGCCTTTTCACTGCACCACACAACCGACTTGCCGGTGAATGTTCCGGTGGCCTCGTCGAGAAGCTGAAATCGGATGAACGGAGTTTCCCAAGCGAAGCCGCCAACGATTTTGCTGCCGATGCTGACGACCCGCGCCAGTGTTTCAATTTTCTCGTTCATTTTTGCAGGAATTTTGTTCACGGGCCGAGTAAATCACGGGCGGGAACGGGATGGAAGAAATTTCTGCAAAATTCTTTTGAGAGGAGGGAAGCGATGACCAGCCGCGTGAACCAGGGCGATGACCAGGGCGACGGAATCAGGGGTTGCAGAGCCGCAGATGGTGGCAACGGGCTGTCGTCACAAATCGCCATTGAACCTCGCCCTCGGCCAAGCTACAAGTCAGGCATGGCCAAACCAAGCGACCACTGGGACGAAATCAAAGCGCGATATCTGTCAGGGGAAGAACTGTCGGCCATTGCCGAAGATTTGAAACTATCGGTTGAGACGGTACAGACCAAAGCCAGCCGGACGGGGCTGACTAAATTGCGGAGGCAGATGCAAACCGTTTGCAAAGAAAAGAAAATTGAATCGCTAGAAAGCCTCTCCGCATTAGTTCGTTCTAAGTTAGCGGCTGACGCTATAACAACCATCGAACGAGTCGATACTTATGAATTGGAAGGTATAAAAGACGAATCCACCAGAGAACAAATCTTGGGATCAGTAGCAAAGCGGAGCGCGTTAATCTTTGGTTGGAGTGATCAAAGCGAAGTTGCATCCATCTCGATTAACCTACTCGGTTCTATGCCCGATAGGATGGATAGTATAACGCTGTCGAATAGAACAATTGAAGCGGAATAATAATAAGGATTGTTATTTCTAGGGGATAGAATGGAAGGAATGGAATGACGACGCCCCCCTTTGGGGGTGGGGGTCGTTTACATAGCCCCCCTCAAAAATTTTCCACCCTTTTCGACTCTCTAAACATTCTTCATTATTCTTCAATAATGCAGTAGATGATATTTTTATTGACAAAGTAATAGGTTCCAATGATTCATCCATCCATCGACCTTAATGATTGCATACGATTGGTCATCGGATGCGAATGTCTAAGCGGAAATGACAGCCCGCGTTTGGTGGTGGTGGGGAATATCGTCCATTGGATGATGGATGGATGGCCCACCAAAAAGCGGTAAACGCAGGAAACAGTTTTCATTATGGCTTGTCCCAATGTGTTTAATGCCTTTGCGGTGGCTACGGAGTCGCTTGCACAGGATGTCTATAAGCGCGCGTCGTATCGTTCGATGTGGCTCAACCTTATCGAGCGAGGCGAGTATCCGCAGGGTACTGGTCTGACGCAGACTTCGTTCACTACGACCAGCATCGAGCCGACTGCGGCTGAGACTTGGTCGGCCATCACGCTCGCGTCTGGCGTTCCTACTGGTGATAACGGTGGCGCTTGCGATGTGACGTACAACGACGTTCCCGTCGGTTACAACGCGGTCACTTGGGGTCCTGAGCGTTTCGCTCTGAAAGGTCCGTTGCTGTGTAAGGACGACCTGACTTTCGACCATCGTGTCGAGGCGTTCCTGCGTGTGTATCTTGAGAAGCTGTCTGTGCGGGCGCAGCGTTCTTGGGAAACCCGGTATCAGAATGTGTTCGCGAAGTATGCCATCAAGGCGGTCGCGGATTCGAGTTTCACGCAGACCGAAACGATTCCTGCCGGCGTGAATGAGTTCCCGTGGGCCGATGGTGTGAGCACTGGTCAGGCGTTGAATCAGTCCACGTCGGAGTTGACCCAGGAGATGCTGGATGTTGCGGCGGCGACGCTCATCCGCAATGGCGCGACGAATCCTGATAGTTCTGGGTTCATCTCGTACAGCAGCGATGGTCCTGTGTTCCCGTTGTACATCGGGTTGGAGGCGTCGCAGCGCATCGCGCAGAACAATCCTGCGTTCCGTTCCGACCTCAACATCGCGGATACCGGCTCTGGCGAAGGATCGACGTTGCTGAAGCGCATCGGTGCGAACCGGGTCATCAAGAACTTCCGGCATGTGCCGAATCTGTTCCCGCCCCGGTTCAGCTATTCCGGCGGCAAGTACACGCTCGTCCAGCCGTTCACTAGTGCGAGCGGCACGAAGGGGACTGTGTTCAGTGTCAATCCGACCTGGACGACTGCTGCGTACGAAGGTGCGTTCATCGTCACTCCGTACGTGTTCAAGAGTCACATCGTTCGGCCTATCAACCGGGTTGGTGATCTGGCTTGGATGCCGACCAACTACATGGGCGAGTGGCAGTGGGTGACCGGTGCGTACAAGCTCAGTGTTGACTGCGCGGATCCGCTCGACAAGAAAGGCCAGCATTACGCGGAGTTCATGCACGCTCCTGAGCCGATCTTCACGAACCAGGGCATGACGATCATCTTCCGTCGTTGCACTGGTGCTCTGACCCAGATCATCTGCTCGTAATCGGAACGGTATTGATTGACACAGCCCATCATCGGCCGAAAGGCTGGTGGTGGGTTTTTCGTATTGACATCATGTGGCATGAGTCAATGCTCTGCTCATGCCGAATTTTATTCTTCCGGAGGGTGTCGAGGTTCCCGAGAACTTGAAGGAAGGCGAGAAGTTTCAGACGATGGCGACCATCGTGTTGAAGAAGAACGGAAAGGCGATGTTGGTGGAGGTGGATGGCCAACCTCTTGCCGGTTACGAATCCAATGAGAGCGAAGCTGAAGGTGAAGGCAAGATGAAGGCGCATGGAGCGGAGGAAGGTGGTGAAGCGGCTCATGGAAAACAGGGATTCATTGCCGAGGTGATGCAGCGCGGTCGTGGTCCGATGGCCTGATAAATCGATATGGCAAATATCACATGCGACGAGGCGGAGACGCTGATCAACGAGATGGCGGCACTTGGATGCCGTTCTCCGCGTGAGCTTGAGTTGGCCAGGCTTGCTCTTGAGAATCGCATCGCTGTTTATTTGCAGGGTGGTGGCGCGACGCGAGGAGCGTTCAGGAGCGTCACCACCACGGGCACGGTGGTCAGCGGCGATTATCTGCTCATCTGCGACGCCACTGGCGGGGCGATCACGATGACGCTTCCTTCTGCTGCGCTTGTTCCGGGTCGTATCTATGCTTTCAAGCGTATCAATGCCGGCGCGAACACGGTGACGGTCGATGGATACGGGGCAGAAACCATCGATGGAGCGGCAACTCATGTTTTGACTCCGCAATGGAATGGAGCGGTGGTGATGTCGAACGGAGTCGCTTGGTTCAAGATCATCGCGAACTGATATGGCTAACATCTCATGCGAGGACGCTTTGGCGTTGATCAACGAGGCTTATGGAGCATCGTGCAAAAGTCCGCGCGAAAGGGTTCTGTTGGAACTTGGCCTACTTTGGGAAGCTGCGACTCTTGGTGGAACGGCGGATATCACTGCTGACAACACGGTTATCGATTCATCTTCGACAATGATCACTGCGGACATGACGGAATTTATCTAATTTTATGGCAAAACAGACCATCAATATCGGTGCGACTCCGAACGACGGGACGGGTACACCGTTGCGGACGTCGTTTGATTACACCAACCAGAACTTCACCGAGTTGTACACGGCTCTTGGTGGTGGAGTCGGCCTTCCCGGTTCCACCACGCAGGTCATCTTCAATGATGGCGGAACGAATCTGGCTGGTGACGCTGGCTTGACATACGACAAGACGACGGATGCGCTGACCGTTGTTGGTGCGTTGTCGGGGTCGAAGTTGACTGTCACTGGCGGCACGATTCCGGCGAATGGCGTGTATCTGCCTGCTGCGAACACGTTGGAATTCTCCGCCAATTCGCTCGCGCAGTATCGGATTGCTCCTCTCGGCGTGTTCTCTTGGTACGATGGCGCAGGCGGCACGCGGATGACGCTCAATTCAACTGGCTTGGGTATTGGTGCAGCTCCATCTCAAGCTTTTACGCTTTTTGGAAAAGCACTTATTGCCTCAGCAAACCCTGATGTAGATGCGTTAAAACTCACCGCAAATACAGGAACCAATGCTGTTGCAATCAATTTCTCAAATACTGGAGGTCAATACTATTTTGGCGTTGATAACTCTGTTGGTGGTAGATTTTTGGGATTTCCGTATTCTCTAAATGTTAACACTGCCGGAGCCTATCCGATTGTTTTGTCTACAAGCAATGTGGCTCGTCTAGTTATTGATTCCACTGGCAACGCTCTTGTCGGAGTTTCTAGTGCCAACGCAAACGGTGGTGTTCTCCAGCTTAAATCGGGCATCACGTTCCCGGCGACGCAGGTTGCTGCGACCGACGTGAACACTCTCGATGATTACGAAGAGGGTACGTTTGTTCCTACCATCGTTGGCGGAACGATTGCTGGTGTTGGAGTATATACAGGTCAAAAAGGCATTTATACAAAGATTGGAAATCTTGTCACATTCCAAATTATCATTGGCTGGACCGCTCATACTGGAACCGGCGATATGACTGTTTCCGGTCTTCCATTTACTTCAAATTCAACATCGGGACAGTGGCATTCTGTTGCAATTGGTCAAAACAATGGTATTGCGTTGACTGCATCAAATATCTTGACAGCGGTTATTGTCAACAGTTCAACATCAATCGCTTTTCAACAATATCCATCTGGAGGCGGAGGCTCGTCCAGTGTTCCGATTGACGGGACGGCGACCGTTGTTTTGGGTGGCTCTTACATGGTTTAATCTTATATGACTACTATTTCAATCAACTGGATCATCAAACAGCTTTTGGTCAAAAAGGCCGAAGCATCGTTGTCTGATGTTGTCATCACGGCGAACTGGAGTTGCCGTGGATCTGATGGGGCATTTAGTTCTGTTATGACCGGATGCGTGTCGTTCGCTCCTCCGAGCGGCGATTTCACTCCGTACGACCAGTTGACCGAGGCTCAGGTTATTGGTTGGTGTTGGGACAACGGTGTTGATAAGGCGTCTGTCGAGGCGAGCGTGGAGAAAGAGATTGTTGACCAGGCCAATGCTCCGGTCGTGTCGCTTCCGCTTCCTTGGACGCCGGTTCCGGTTGTCATTGACGAGCCAATCATTGTTTCCGAAGCTCCTGTCGCATGATCAAAATTGAACTGACGACTGAACAAGCGAACGCACTGATGCAACTCGTCGATATCGCCATCAAAGCCGGTGGTTATCAGAATGCAAAGGTCGCTGTTCCGATTGCCGACATCATCTTGGAAGCTGCAAAGCAGTCCGAGGGAACCAACTAAAAGGCCACCATGACTGGCCACCACGCTTTTGTTCGCGATATGTCGATAGGCGTTGGTGGACCAGTTCTTGGCCTACTCGGGAACGCGATATTTTCAGAACCAAATCTAAAAGGAGCATCGCTTGCGCTTGGTGCGCTTGCCGCCCTTTTGACCTGTGTTGTAAAATCAATCGAACTGTACAGAAAACTTAAAAACGACAAATGAACGCTTATTTTGCATCTCTTCTTCGCCACGTTTTGACTGCTGCTGGAGGTTACTTGGTTGGCAAGGGTCTTGTTTCGTCTGATCAAGCCGGCGAGCTTGTCGGTGCCGCTGTCACCGCTTCTGGTGTTGCTTGGTCCATCTATAACAACAAGAAAAACGCTGATGCAGCAGGTCAGAAATGAGTTTTTTGGCTGACCTGATTGTAAAACTGGTTGACTGGCTGTTTTCTTTGTCAAAACAGGATGTATCTAGTGAAGACGCCAAGAAACAACCGGAGCTTAAGCGTGATCTGCTTGCTCGCATCGATGAGCATGAGCGCGGGGTGCGCGAGCCGAGTGATCTACGTCCCCCACGGTGAGCCTGTGCGCCTCGCTGAGAGCGTCAAAGCGAGGGTTTGGGTACTTGACACAAACGGCAAAACGATTCGCAGCAACAACCGCATCATCATCAGTGAAGGATGGTATGCACTACCAAAGGATAAATGAGCAATAACGCACCGTATAAGGGTTCTGTTTCAGGAAGCGGACCTTACAAGCAGACAACCACATCAGCCTCCGCAAAAACCCCAACCAAGCCAACCACTAAGCCTGTTCCGAGTGGAAGCGGGCCTTACGGAAGCGGTCCATACAAAAAGTAATCGATTCCAATAAAAACCCCCCGATTGTAATAAAAACAACCGGGGGGTAATCGTTTTAGAATTTGACAACTGTTTCAGCGACCAAGCGACTTCATCACGCTCGAAACGAAGTCTTCGCTCTTGGATGAATCGGAATTGCTCACTTTACCACCGGATGTCGTCGCCTTGGAACTGACACCAGGCTGACTGCCGCGATATTTAGCCAGTTCGGCTTGTAGGCGCTTGTTGACCTCCACCTGAGAATACAGCAGTTCACGGTACTTGGGAGCGGCTGCGGCCCATAGGGCGGCTTTGGCGAGGTCTTCTTCACTGTTCTCGCCGTTGAAGATCTGTCGGGCGAGATTGAGTCGGCCATTCAACTCGGTGTTCCACTCCTCATCGTTATCGCGAGGCTCGAAGATCTCAAGAGCGCGAGCATTCTCGCTCACCTTGGTCCAGGTCTTGGTGGCCGACTCCAAAGCGGACGCGGTATTTGCATCGCTATCCTGCCTGTACTTCGAGATGACCGCATCGTAATCGGCTTTTGCCTCGGACATCTCAGCAGACTTTTCGCCGTTGATCTCGTCGTACTTGACGATCAATGCTCCGAGCTTCGCCTTCTTGGAAGGAGAAAGCCCTTCAACGATATCGTCGATCTGAGAGTTCCGATAATCGTTTTCGGGAGATTTGAGCAATCCAATCAGGCGATCCCCTTCGGTTCCGACAAGCCCCTTCAACGAATCAAAAACGCCGGTGATCTTCGACTCGTACTTCTTGACGAAATCGGGATGCCGCTCGATATCGAGCAATCGGACACGCTCGGAAAGCGCATCACGCTCCGATTGAAGAGTCTTGAACTTGGATTCAACCTCCGTGTCGGAAACCTTCCCGGCCTTGAGGTCATCAAGCTGTTTGGATAGCTGCGCCTTCTCCTCCTTGATCTTGCGGAATGCGTCTGCCGCTTTCGTGGACTTGATGGATTCCGGGATGTCGGAATCAATTTCGACGGCCTTTTCCTTGGGCTTGAACATCTGATCGATGTCCATTTCCGCGCGACTCAGTTTTTCCTGAGAGTTTGACTTTTTGCTATCGGCGGATGGGGGGGATTGCTTTTTTGCCTTGGGTTCTTCTTTGATTTCAGAAGCAACGCCATCAGCAACCGCGATGTCTTCAAGACCGCTGGCCTTGAATGCATCGATGAATGAGCTTCCAAAATCAGGAGGCTGTGCAGAATGGACAACGGGCGAGTTCAGTGGTTCTTCCATAAAGTTCTATTAGTTTTTATTGTCAAAGGTCGCTTCAAGTTCTTTCGTCACATCAACTACCGACAATTTTCGCAAATTTTCAAGACAATGTGCATAACCAGCGGTGACACCTGCTGCAAATACGATGTCCGACTCTTTACTTCCATGAGAAGGCATAGGAATCGGAATCGACTCAGCAACGATTCGCAGAGCCATCCTGAGCACAGGATTTCTCATGATTAGCGCGAGTTCTGCCTGTTGACCGTTGGTTATCCAGTCCGCGATGTTTACATCAGGGAGTTCCAGCAAGTTCTTCGGGTTCTCTTTCGTTAAGCCGCGCATCCAGTTTATCATATTTTGTGATCGTGTTACGTTTCAGTTTGTGTCTCTGAGGAATCGGGTCGAGAACGTCATCTAGTTTGATTGGTTTCTCGGGAGTGACGGTATCTCGTTTGGGCCGGATGATCTTGGTGATCTCCAGCATGTCGGCCAGTGGTAGCTTGATGTATCCGCAGTCAACATCGTTGATTCCATACGAAACAACGAACTGATTCTTTGAACTATCGTAGAACGCGCCGCAAGGAAAGACAACCGCAGGAAGTCCAGGCCACCAATCTTGTTGATTTGTTCCGGTCAAGATTGGAAGCGTGGTCATGCGAACGATGCGGAACGGAGCTTTGGCTTCAAAAGCGTATGCACCCATGTAATACCTGCGCTTCTTGTTGATCCACGGGAGCGAGCTATGGAAGAAGGTCCAGTACAGGCCGTCTGCAAGTATGGGGTTCGAGCCACCGCGCACCTCGCCGAACTTCCAGAGCGGATTGAACTCATCGGTCGAGTATTCTGCTTCCTTTTCTAGCCGTCCGTTCATCCTGACAACGACATGAGGGTTGGCGGAATAGACCATGTGCGGAGCGTTGTCATGGACAAAGTACAGCCAGTTCTTTTCGTGACCATCGTTCACCATCGCCTGCGACAAGTTGTTCCCGTAGACAGTATCGAATCGGCCCACGTTCAGGAACTGTTTATCAAGCAGGAACATCGCCTGATGCGCGTACGACTTGAACGGTACAAAAGTGGCGCAACTGACTCCATACTTATCACCAAACTTGATGATTCGCGGGTCCTCAAACTGTTCGTTTGGATGTTGTGACGTGAGCTGTATCAACGCTTTCTTGGTCGCGCGAAGGTCTTTGCTGAGTTCAAATACAACGATGTCGTTCTTCTCGACGTAGACATCCTCATCTTTCTCGCGTTTGTTGCGGCATCGACGAGCGAAAAGAAGCACCTTTCCATCCGGCTCTTGAAGGATAGCAGGATTGAAGTAATACGTTCCAACTTCTTCGGGGAGAACAATCTTGCCGACCTCCCAATCCACTTGTTCAGCCAGCTTTGGGACGTCATTTTTTGCGTAGCTCATAAGGAATTCAGCAGCAAATTTGATTTCATCATAAAGAGAGAGCCAATGGTCGCGCTCTTCGCGCACTTCGGTAAGGTGCTCTTCGTTTTCAACCGCTCTCAATTCAAGTGTCTTGCGTAGATCTTCAATCTCCATCAACAAGTCAGCTTGACCATCTCCACCATTTGCAAATCGTTTTAGAGCCTTGATGGAAAGGCTTCGGATGATGTCTTTCATTATGGATACAAATTTGTGTTCTCCTGTGTAGCAAGCCTTGGAAGAATTCCATAGAAGTTCATCCTTGGCATAGAATCAATCGCTATCTGGATGTCGATTGGACACCAAACTTTTTGGTTTGTTTCAAGGAGTTTGCAGGCCCCTTCGTAATTTACAAGATAAGCATGAGTACACATCCCTCGAACCAGCTTGTATAGGTTTGACGCTATATAGGCATGATCTTCAATTGGGTCAGCGCAGCAACTTCCAAGATATATAACATGCCAGTCATTCGGTAGAAACTCAAGGTTGTCGTTGGCCTTTGCCTTCCAGTTCTTGTCGATAAACTCAACGTCGTCCTCAACAATCAAGAAGGTGCGATGATTGGTTACTTTCGCCTCAACCATCCATTTGATGGCCGACCAGACGGAGAAGTGACTGAGTCCGGCGACTATGGTTTTTACTTTTGCCTTCTCCTTCTCGCAATTGTGATAGTAATCGGTTGAAATTCCACAGTTGTGCGAACGAAATCCATACATCGGAACTGCATCAATTTCAAACGACTTCATGTATCTGATGCATCGCTTTTCCTTTTCGCTCTCAGGCTTTGAAATAATAAAAGTAGGCGTATTATCAAAATCAACTCTCATCGGTTTGGAATGATGTAGATTATGCCGCGACGAGCACCTGTGCATCTGCTCGGATGATTATAGTAGAAACTGTATCCATACTTTTGCGTCAGAGTTTTAGCTCGGTAAATCGCATCCAGTTTCTCCTTGATGTAACCAAAGCATATTTCATATCCGTTGTAAGCGTCGTACCCAAGCTGTCCGGTGGGTTCCTTGAAGTCGTGGATTGCGATTACTGGATGAATATCAAACCGATTGATTGCCTCAAGCTCTTCTAGAAGCGGTAGATAATCGTTCCAATGTGCATCCAAAAAGAAAATTGTGTCATGTCCGATGCCGTTGTTCGGGATGAACCAGTTCATGCAAGCATCGCTGGTTCCTTCAAACATCTCGACGTGTACATTCTCGCGCTTGAATCGCTCCTTTGCTTTCTCAGCCTTATTATTGTCGAGTTCACAAGAAACCGTCTTCAAGAAGTTCTTGGCCAACCAAATGGTCGTATCACCTTCGTGCGTTCCTGTTTCTACCGCAGTCGTAAGCTCAAATCGTTCCTTGAGGCAAAGAAACTCCTGCTCGATGAACGTATCTCCATTGAAAGGTAAACCCATAATTTTAGTCGGATAAATTCATACCATCTTGGTCGGCAACACGCGGGAAAATCGTGAAACAGTTGAGGTGCTGCTTGCTATTAAAATACATCTGCAAATCAATAGGAGCGTTAATCTTCTCGTTCGTCTCGATTAGGGTCTTCAGCGCCTTCTTTCGGATAACGTAGCAATGGGTGCAAAGAGGCATTCCTTCAAACAGGTTGGAATCTAACTCTCGTGATAACTTTCCGTGCGCGCAGCAAGACCCTGGATATAGTACGTCCCAATCCTGTGGAAGTTTTGTTAGCGCGCGTTCAACCGCCTCGCGCCAGTGCGGCCTGAACAAGATGTCATCCTCAAGCACCATGACCATATCAGGAGTGTTTGGATCAAACTCTAGGGCGTTCCACAACATCCAATGAGACATCGTGCATCCAACGTGTTTGTGGCAGATGAGATATCCAGAACCTGGATTATCGCATTCATAAGGAATGCTGGCCTTTAGCCCAGACTTTTTTCCGTCAAGACCATAAAAAATCCGGTAGTTACTGATTCCAGCGGATTCAAGGTTTTCTTTTAAGCGCGGGATGCGAGGAGAACCACGCACCGTGATAGCAATCGTTTCCACGGAGTTATTTCAGTTTTCGATAGATTGCAAAAACGCTCTCGTTAAGGTCAAATCGCGAGATAAATTCACAGCGTTTTAGGGCAAGCCGGATGGCGGTCTGCGTGGAATCCCAATTCACGTCATCCATGATCAAGTAGCCGCCCACTTTCAGTTTAGGAAGCCAGTTGACGACATCGCTGGTGGACGGCCATTCAGCATGGTTTGCGTCGATGTGGACCATATCCATGTCCGGCAGGAATCGAGAAGCGTCCCATGACGACATGCGACAGAACTGAATGTTCTTCACGACTCCAGCGCGAACTGCATGTCCAACAAATGATTCGTAGTGCTTGTCCAGATCAAGAGTGGCCCACCACGCTTGATTTGCAGAAGTCTCGTCATCGATGCAATCATCCTTCTTCCATGAGTCGATTGCATAAACGATTCCGCTACCGTTGAGCTTGCAGGCATAAGCCAAAGCGAGCGTGGACTTGCCCTCGAACACACCTACCTCCGCGATATGTTGAGGTTTTGATTCGAGAACAAGTTTGGCAATTTCCAAACCTTTTTTCTGGTCGCACCAGCCTCCCATTTTGGGAAATTGCTCCGCGATGAATTGAACTACGTTTTCTTCGTTTTCCATATTTTTCATTATCACCGCGCCAAGTCAGACTCGGCAGTTGCGTTCGCTCGCTGGATGTCCGCAGTCGTCTTCGCATTCCTGCGGGACAAATCTGCGCTCGTCTTTGCGTTCTGTCGTTGGATGTTGGCCATCGTCTCCGCATTCTGGCGAGCAATTTTTGCTTGGATATCCGCGTTCATCACAGCGGTACGAGGATCAGTACCCTGCTGGATGGCCTGAGCTTGCTGCATCTGCGCCTGACCCTGCTGCTGTTGCTGGATCATCTGCCCAAGCTGTTCGATTGTCTTTCCAAGCTCCTGAAGGTGCTGCGCGTATCCATCAACCTGTTGCCGGCGAGCGGGGTCAGTGGAAAGACGCTGCAAATGGTCTTGAACGTGTTGCCCGATACCCTGCATGAACAACATGATTTCCTGTGGATTGCCACCGCTCTGGAGCGATGAAGCAGCTTGGTTTGCCGCAGCCATGTGCGTGTCGATGTGGATCACGTGGTCCTGCGTGTCGGTGACAATCGGCATATTGCTCTGGTGGATGGATGCGTGTTCAAGAACAGCAAGAGCGGCTTGGTCTTGAATCCGCGACGACTGGATTTGAGTTGGCAGATACCTATCCACCATCTGCTGACCAACCTGCGCCGCGATGTAGTCCTTGAGCAGATTGATCTTGCCGCCTTCGGGAAGCGCACCAGAAAGACTGAGCAAAGAACCAAGCAACTGCTGTTTCGCAAACTGAGAACCTTGGCCAACCGTCCGGGTAGCTTCAACGAAATCGATATCCATCATGGCTTGGACAGGAACTCCGCGCTCTTTGCATCGACGCTGGAACTCGATGGCGTCCTTGTCAGACTTCGTGATTGGGTTCAGGTTGGGATTTGAAGCGCGGTTGTATCGCTCCTCAAAGAACGAATCGAGTTGGTTGTAGTACCGGCTCAACTGAGTTTTACCAATCGCAGACTGCTGCGACACCATCACGTTCACCTCGAACGCCGTCTTGGGGTTTCCCTGGGGCTTGGAGAGCGATTGCCTATACTGCGACAAGTTCCCTTGGAGCACGTTCTCAAGTTCCGCGTTGACCGCCATTGGAGCGTCTAGGACGCCGGCGATGTTCTGCTGGATGACTTCGTAGTCAGGCGGAAGAATCGCGTACGGACCCTGCTGCACCACGCTCGTCTTGCTAAGGGCGTTGGCGTTGAGCGGTCGGAACAGGATCTGAGTGCGAGCGAATGCGGCATCAACCATCGCGCAACGGAGTCGGTTCTTCAACTCCATCGCCTGCAACATCTTGATTCCAAGGCCCTTGACGCCGTGATGCTCGCCGTCGCCACGGTCGTAGTACATCGGATGGATGACCTGCTCCCATCGACTGAATCGACGCAGCTTCCGGTACATGAACCCTTGGCTGTCGCGCTCATCGATGATAGCGTGACTGATCTTGCCATCGAATTCTTTGTAGAAGACATGGCACATCAATACAACCTCGGACCGCGCGGAGAACGTGATATCGTTTGATCGAAGCTGGCGCTGGAAGAACTCCCAATCGTATTGCACACCAGAGCGATACGGTTCAGGCATTGCGGCGCGGATACGCTGGCGAACGTAATCCACATTCCAACCAGTTGCTTTTGCAGCTTCCTCATCTTGGATTTTCTCGAACAAGTCATCTACACCCATCCGGGTACGGACAAGAGCAACTTTCCAATCGCTGACATTGGACTTGGTTCCATCAGGAACAAGCAAATCATTCGCCATGATGGCTTTGCATCGCCAATCGGTAGCGTCCTCAAAAATCAATGGACCATCTCCAACGAGAACCATCTCTCGTTGCGACAACTGCATGATGTAATCAAAATCTTTGTCGAGCTTCTGAAGGCGGTCGAACTCTTCGGTGATGATCTTCGACCAATCCTCCCGCTTATCCATGTCGTTGCCGTAACCGGTGCGGATGTTTGCATAGGTCGGAACTTCGGCAAACACGTCGTAGAACGACGCCATCGCAAGCGACAAGAACGCTTCCGACTCGCGGAAGTTCACGTTGGTTCGGAACGCTTGGTTGTTTCGACGTAGCTCCGCCGGATTGTACGGAGGATTGCCATCGACAAGTCCGCGCAGCTTGGAGCGCGTGGCATTACGCAACTGATCTGCCATGATCAGCTTCTGGAAGATCTCGCGAGCAGATGCCGCATCAGCAATGCGCGTCTCAGGAGCCTTGCCGTCTTCATCGATGGTTTCGAGCGGTAGTTGGACTAGGTTGCCGTACATGGTCGTTTTTTCCAGCAGTGATCCGGAAGGTTTTCGTTCTCTGTACTGTCTGCAAATTTATAGAGCGTTTCAATAGGAAACCATACCAGGCTCCTGATAAAGCAACCGCAAAACTCACAACTTTGCAGCTGTTCGTCAACAGGGGTGCTTCCGTGTTGAGAAAATGTTTTGACAGCATCTTTCAATACTCGCGCATTACATCCTGTGCATCCAAGCGGCTTTCTATTGAATCGACAGCCAGCGCAGATGCTGGCGCGACGATTCGCCTCTTCTTGGCCCACTTTCCCTCCACCGATGGTCAATCCGTGGAGAAGACTCATGCTGAAACGGATAACGTCACCAATCTCCAATGATTTACGTCCAGCCGGCTTAGATAGCTCGACCTCGTTGTACGTGCAATCAGCCCCATTTCGGCACGCATATTCAACAATCAGTTCATCAAGGTTTCCAGGTATCTGGATGGCGTTCGCATTGTAATGGTTCTTGATGAACTCATGGAGTTGTGGCCATGAACCGCCAGCAATCTCAATGCCTGTCTCTGGAACCCGATAATGCCATCCACCGGGGATGACCATGTGTTCGTTCAAGATTTTGTATCCAGTTCTTTTGTTCATCCTTCGATTTGTTCGTCGTGATAGATTGAATCTGCTTCACGGACCAGCTTTTCCCAAACTTTGTCAACTTTAGTTGCTCTAGGTTCAAGGACAGCAGTTTTGCGAACCAAATCAAGCAAGACTACAGCTGCGTCGGCCAAGTCAGGCGATTTGCCTGTGCGTTGCTTCATCACGGTCTTGGTTTCAACGGATATCTTGCGCTTGGAATCGTCGAACATTCGCGCGCAGAACTCCTGAAGCGTCTCGATGTCCATTCCTCCGACACGTTCTTCGACAACCCATTTACGCATCGAGAACCACAACTCTGTCACTTTTCGGTCGTATGCTTCGTTGCATGGCCTTGAATCCTCATCGCTGACCGGGATGGTCGAAGCGGATCCGCCGAACTCGACTCGATGAACAACGCCCCATTCTCGGGTCAGGATGTCGGCCAATCCACCTCCTTCGCCGCTTGAATCCAGAGCAAACTTGTCCGGTGGGACGCCCCGCTGAGAACACTCTTCCTTTACCCGGTTGGCAATCTGGTAATGGACCGGCTCGGTTAGCTGTGCATTTGGAGAAATGTGGATCACGTCTCCAAAAAGTATGCTTACTTTATCGTTAGCGGTTCCAACTTTTGCAAAACGAAGAACGCATCGATCACCACCAAAACCGGGGTCTAGGCCGGCGACAACTTGGACGTTGGTAGTAAACACCAATTTTCTTGTAGGTGTGTACGTCTCGATGATTGATTCCGACAGAACTGTCTTCACCATTCCGTCCGGCGACCAGAACCCGCGTGTGTACTTCCAGAACGTAGGAGACTGCTCACCCTCATGGCGCATGGCCGACAGAACTTGGTCGTGCGTGATCAGATAAGGGTACTTTGTGCGTCCCTCGCTGATGTTTGGAGACTTCATGCCGTCAAACCGTCGGCACATACCGCGTTCTGTCAGCCAATGCTGGTCCTCGATGGTGACGCTGCGCCATCCCTTTGCCGGCGTGCAAAACCGTCCATGAGGGTCGTACTTTGACGCAGGGTTCCCGATGACGAGCATCTTGAACTCGCGACAGCCTTTGCTCAGGTTGGTACAAGCCTCGAAAGCGGCTTCGGGAGTGTCCGTAGCTTCGTCGATGATGACCATCACCCGCTCTGCATGGATACCCTGGATGTTGGCCACCGCCTTGGACGTGTTGCCCTCTGCGACAGCAATCGCGGATATCGAGTGTCGATCATCGCCCTTGATTGCCTGCAAAGACATCTTGGAATCCACCATGTTGCCGGGGAATCCTCGCGATTTGCGGACCAATTCCTGAAGATTGGCCCACATACGCTTCCGAATCATCTTCGCCGTGGTGGAAGTAAGCACGACGGTTGTTTTAGATGGATTGGCAAGCCACCATACAGTTGCGAAAAGCGTTGCGCCAAAGGTCTTTCCGCTTGCTCCGCATCCTGCCCATCCAACGTAATCATGTTCGCAAAGGCTTTCTACCTGAGCTTCTAGCCAAGGATTCCAACTCATCTTCGGCCATACCATTTTGCTGACGTTGACGAAATGGTTGAATGTTCCTAGTCCTCCTTCATTTGGTTGAAGACGATTACGAAATGCGTACAGTTCCAGTTCAAGATCTGGAATCTTGACCGGTGAACGAATCCCGTACTTGTGATTGATCAATGGATGCTCAGACACTGGTTCAGACATAGTTTGGCCTTGCAATAGTTCTCGCTGCCATTGAGGTTCTGCGAAAGGAAAATTATGTCGTCGCAACTTGTTTCTTCATCCGGTTGTTGCACCCCTTGCGACACGACTCCGATTGTCGTCAACATCCCTGGACCTCAGGGCGCGACCGGTACTGCCGGCACAAATGGCACGAACGGAATCAATTCGTTTTGTACGACCACGGCATCGTTTATCACGCCGGCTCTTGGAGCTAGTGTTTTCGCGTACGTCAACTCAACCGATTTTCTTCCCGAATCGGTTGCCGGTCAGTTCTTTGTGTCTGTCCAAGGACTTGGATACATGCAGATAACGTCAGTTGATGGACTTCGATTGACCCTTCAGAATCCAGCCTCTGGACTGTTGAGCATCCCGAACGCGATTCCGACCACGGTTATTCCTATTGGTTCGCTCATCAGCCTCGCTGGCGCAATCGGTCCGCAAGGAACCCCAGGACTCGCCGGTGGAGCTTCTTCTTCTGGAACATACATAGTTCGTGTTCCTGATGCTTCGATTCCTAGCGCGACCGCTCTTAACTCGCTTTCTGCTGGTTATGTAAAAACTCTTGGAAGCTCAGGGTCTGGAGCAATTAACACTTCTGCCACCATTCCGGTTGCAGACATCAGCGGTGTCTTGACGGTTGCAAAAGGCGGAACCGGGGTCGCAACTGTTCCGACCAATGGACAGATCCCGATTGGAAATGGTTCTGGATACACTGTCGGAAGCCTTACCGCTGGCGCGAACATCACGATCACTCCCGGCGCTGGCACAATCACCATCGCTTCTGGAACTGCTACGTTCAACTACGTCACGTTCACCCGTAGAGTGACCGGAAGCGCGTTGTCATTCCTTACGTATTTGACGCTAAGGAATCCATTTAGCCTTACAGACTTTCCATCAGGAACTTGGTCAACGCTTGATTCAGCTTCTGGATTTGTAGCGGCAACTGGTCGATATGTTGTTCCTTATACTGGATATTATAAAATTGATGTTGTATTGAACATAAGTGCAAGTCCATCCCCTTCTACAACGCTTGAGATAAAGAAAAACGGAGCTTCTATTTTCACAAGTCTAGCTTTTACGCCTGGTGCAGCAGAGGCTCCGATTGCATTTTCATACATTGATCAAGCGTCAAATGTTGGTGACTATTATGAGGTTTCAATCACGGCGGCAAATACGTTGCTTGCTGTGAACGCTGGTTCTTCATTCTCTGTGCAACGAATCCAAGCCTAACCGATGAGTGAACGCGCACCGAAAAGGTACACCGATGGATCCGTCACCTTTGAGGGTGGCGTCGATTCTGGCGTGATGCCGTCTGAGGTGGACAGGAACCAGGTCGCGTTCGCGGTCAACGCCAGCTTCCGGCAGGGATTCGTGTCTCCTCGTCCCGGATTCATCCAGAAAGACATGGTGATATGCGACTCAATCACCGCAGACAATGCGACGATTACTGCGGACATTACCAACATCACGGCTGATGGATATTCGGAAGAGTGCTACAATCCAAGCGGGCTAAAAGGAATCCTTCAATGCGCTCTCCCGTACATCGCGGACAACGGCAGGACGTTCATCCTGATGTTGATCAGTGGCAAAGTTTGGCTGTACGACATCGACCAGAACAGCGTCCAAAACATATCCACATCCTCAAGTCTTTATAACCCTTCCAATATACTTGATGGATGGATGGTGCAGGCAGAAAACTTTGTCATCATCCAAGATGGTGTCAGCGACCCGTTGATTTTTAATGGTGTTGGGATCCGAAGGGCCAATGTCGATGAGATCAAGTGCGGGAGGATGATGGCCTACGTAAACGGTCGCATCTGGTACGCTCTTGCGAATGGATTTTCGTTCCGTGCAACCGATATCGTTTATGGAGACGGAACGCGCGCAAGCGTTCTAAAGGAAACTGAGAACACGTTCTTGAACAGTGGTGGAGACTTTGCTGTTCCTTCCGATTCTGGCGGTATCACGGCGATGGGTATTCCGGGAAACCCTGATACATCGCTCGGCCAAGGTCCGCTCCTGATTTTCACTCCTCGATACGTTTTCAGCATCAATGCTCCGGTTGATCGCGATGTCTGGAAGAACCTGAACTATCCAATCCAAACAATCAGCTTGTTGACCAATGGTGCTCTTGGTTCCAGGTCTGTGATAACGGTCAACGGTGACGTTTTCTATCGGGCGGTTGATGGCGTGCGCTCGTTCATCATCGCAAGGAGGTCGTTCAACGATTGGGGCAATACTCCTATCAGCAACGAGGTGTTGAACATCACCGACAACGATCAGACCAATCTTCTTTGGGCAAGCTCTGCGGTCGTGTTCGATAACCGGCTGTTGATGACGGCACAGCCGAGGTACAACTCTGAAGGCGTCATCCACAAGGCGTTGCTTGTCCTTGATTTTGATTTGATTACTTCTCTGCGGAAAAAGTTTCCGCCGGCTTGGGCGGGAATCTGGACCGGACTCGACGTGTTGCAGGTCTTGAAGTCAGAGAATGCTTACGGTGACCGATGCTTCGTTCTTGCTCGCGGTTCTGACCAATCAATCCAGTTCTGGGAGATCAGCAAGGCGGAGAGGTCCGACAAGAGCGTTGCAAGCGATAAAAAGAAAATAGAGTGGTTGATCCAGACCCGTGGATACAACTTTGAGATTCCGTTCGGATTAAAGCGGCTTGATTCAGGCGACATCTTCATCGACGAGCTTGATGGAGAAGATTCACTTGATGGACAGACAAATTATGTTGATAGAAAAGTTTCGTTCAATGTGAAGTATCGTCCTGATCAATATCCGGGGTGGATTGATTGGGCGAACTGGTCTGAGTGTGCAACCACTGATCAGTGCGGAAACCTTTGTCCGACGCTCAAAAACTTCCAGCCTCAGTACAGGCCGAAGATGCGTCTTCCGACCCCGGAAGATACATCGTGCAATTCAACTATCAGCGCACCGACACGTAACTTGTACGAAGTGCAGATGGCTTTGACCATCACAGGATTTTGTCGCATCAAGAGCGTCCGCGTCCACGCTTACGATGTCCAAGAGTCCGTGGTCGGAGAGTGCAGGACTTTTCAAGGATGCAAGACGCTTGAAGCGTGCGACGTGAACCCGTTTAATTACACATCGGAATAATATGGCAAATCTAACACTGATCAACCTTGTTCCTCCAAGCCTTCCTGTAAACTATTGCCCGACCAACTACCAGACGTTGGCCAACGATATCATCAGCGGGACGCAGGCGATTTTCAACAGCACCATCGGAAACTCGTTCTTCAACTTTGGAGCATCGTTCCCTGCAATCAACAACCGTGTTTATCCTTGGCTCGATGATCAAGGGCTTTGGTGGATTTTCACCCAGGGGTTCTGGATCCGAAAGAACACGGTTGAAGCGGCTGGTCAAGAGCGGCGGATGTTCGTTGGTTCGACGATTGATCTTGGGCTGTACGACGGTGGCGATGGTGCAGTCACGGTCACCAGCGTCACAGGTCCGATGTGGGAGATTGATGCAGCGTTCGCGGCACGATTCCCGGTCGGTGTCGGAGCTTTTGCGGCGAGCGGCGCGGTTGCTGTAAACGGAACTGCAACGGCCACGGCTGTTGTCGGAGAAGACCAACACACTCTGACTGTTCCAGAAATGCCAAAGCACACACATTCGATGACTTGGGATTCAAACGACACATCTGGCGGCAATCAGCTTAATACTCTCTATTACGGACCCGAGGCAAACATTCCGAACAACATGATCAAGGACACTGGATCAACTGGAGGAGATGTTGCCCACAACAACCTTCCTCCGTTCTATGGTGTTTACTTTATCAAGCGGACCGCGCGAGTCTATTACACCAAATGAAACTGATTGTTCAGGACATCCAATCTACGATTGCCCGCGTTGTCGGCGTGTGTGTCGATGATCCGCGCGTCTATGACTACATCAACCAGGCGTGTCGCCGGTTGCTGCACAAGGGTCTTTGGGCGGGAGCGTACGGTCGGTTCACGATAAACACCGTTGGCGGGTGTATTACTTGGCCTAGACAGATCGAGACGATTGAAGCGGTGGCAGATTGCTGCGGTGTCGGTACTGTTCGCAACCAATGGTTCGAGTTCCAAGAGAGCGGATATGGATTGCTCGGTGAAAACTCGGCGTGCGCCGGCAAACAGCTTGTCGATCGAGGAACGGTTGTTTCTTACCGAGACATGTCAGGCGGCTTGAACAGCTATATTCGAGTCTATCCAGGCGATGCGTCGGATGTCGGCAAAACCATAACGCTTCAGGGAGTGGACCAGAATGGTCAATGGATTAGAACGCTATCTGGAAGCGTTTGGATTGATGGCGAGAAGCTGATTCTGGCTCTTCCGTACGTTCAATCCACCAAGAAGTTCACCAGCCTTACAGGGGTCATCCGCGAGGCGACGAACACGGTCAGCCGTTTGTACGAGTACAATGCTACAACTCTTTTGGAGCTTGATGTAGCCGTGTACGACCCCGATGAGACGCTTCCTCAGTATCGTCGCAGCTATCTCGCGGACCGTTGCAGCAGCGATGATAGCAAGCCGGTGACGGTCATGGCGAAGATGCGTCACGTCAACGCGGCGACAGCCAACGACTATCTGATCCCGCCTTCTCCTGACGCCATCAAGTTGATGGTGATGGCTATCCGAAAAGAGGAGAACGACTTGATACAGGAAGCAGTGGCCTACGAAGCGAAAGCGGTACAGGCTGTACAGGAACAGACGATGCAATATCTTGGCGATGCAGTACACACCATCAGGATGGTCGGGGTCGGCTTGAACGGTGGAGGTTTTTCCCAATGGTTCTAAATCTAAACATCGATTTCGCTCTTGCTGAAGTCACTCCAAAGAAACTGGAGCTTCTTCAGGCTGTCTTCGATGCACACGATACGGCGGCAAGGAACAACCAGAACTCAAGCTCTGGAGCCGCCGTCAACTCGTTCTTTGGAAGCGGTAATCTTACCAATGGAATCGCATCTGCAATCCTGACTCTTGGTGATGCACATGGACCAATTGGCCCTGCTCGATTTGTTTACGAGCGATTTGACGAGCGAGCGTTGAAGTCGGCCATCGAGTCCGGTATGAAAATCCCTGGGTTTGGAAACTCGTTCTTCAAAGACAAGATTGATCCCGCATGGAGCAATGTGTCTGGACTTATCGAATCTGATTTTCCTCATGCAAATGATAGGATCAACCAGCTTCATGGTTGGATGAAAGAGGTTGGAAAAGATGTCCATCCAAATGCTGCTCTCTATTCTGCCGTTGTTTGCAACGAGCTTGGAGTGATTGTTGGCGCTGAGTCGGCCATCTTCATCTTGGCAAGGACCGCTGCTTGGACTTCTTTGTGCGTTAAAAATGAAAGGTAAACTTTTCCAGATTTGCGGATTGCCACGATTCGGATCGGCATTCATGTCGGTCTTGTTTTCTTTGGAGAACGACTGTCTTGGAATCCATGAGCAGGGGGCGACAGACCCTAACTGGAAACAATCAATCGAGGGTTATCGTCTCATTCACAAGTACGTGGCCGACTGTTCTACCTATGGATATCTGCCCAAAGCCGTGGTTGATGATTCAATCAAGGTGTATGTAAAAAAAGACGCCAAATCCTCATCAAAAGAATGCACCGAGCGATTTGGTTATGAGGTTCATCTTCAGTCCTTCGAGTCTATCAGGGAGTATGCAGATCAGTGGGCATGCTCCAATGATGTCATGGTGATTGAAGAGGGTGAACTTTTTAAGTTGGATACTTTGCGTCGGATATGGGTTCATTGCTTCAAGGACGAGCGACCGTTTCCAGAAGAAAAGGCAACTCGATTGTTAACTATGAATATCCAGCGCCACGAACCTGAAAAAGTGTTCTCAGTAGAGAACGGCAATCGTTTTGTGAAGGAGGTATTTTAACTTATGGGACTCCTAGGAGCAGCGGCAATCGTTGGTGGATCCAGCCTTATTGGTGGACTCTTGAGCAAAGGGAGCAAGCCAAAGGTTCCAGAATTTAAGCCAATCAATTTTGCCGCCGAGCAGAAAGCTGCTATCAAGCAGAATCTTGAATCGTTGCCAGCGGCATCTGAACTTTCTCAAAAGACAACGACTGCTGACCAGAGCGTTCTGGAGGAACAGCTTCGGCGGGCCATCCCTGGTTACGACCAGTTGATTGCACAGGCAGGATCAAACATCGGAGCGTCTTTGCGAGGCGAGGTTTCACAAGATGTCTCTTCTCAGCTTCAACGCTCTGCGGCAGGACGTGCGCTTGGTGGTGGATTTGGAGGTGGTACTGGAATGGGCAGGAATCTGTCCGCTCGTGACTTTGGGCTGACATCAATGCAGATCCAGAACCAAGGATTGCAGCAGGCACAGAGCTTTATCCAGCAGCAGCGTATGTTTGGAATGGTCCAACCGTTCTCGACCAGCAGCATGTTCATCACGCCGGCACAGCGCGTCGGTGTGATGCAGCAACAGCAACAGGCTCAGTATGGTCGTGACTTGACCGCCGCTCAGGTTGCTGCAATGCCTGATCCTACTATGTCTGCATTTGGAAGTGCTATTTCAAGTGCTGGCGGTCTTTATGGTGGCGCGATGATGCAGCAGTCTTTGGGTGGAGGAAGAACAGGTTCATCCGGTGGCCAATCTTCTCCGTACAACTACGGAAATGTTGACACCATGATGAACGGCCCTTCTCAGTCTCAAAACCTGTATAGTCAGCCGATGAACTTTGGTTCTTCTGGTTACGGAAATTACGGTGTTGGCTACAACTAAAAATTCTTATGGCCGACAATACTCTTGAAGCATTTCAGATCGGCGCATCGTTGTACGACCGCGCTCAGACACAGAAGCGGATGATGGACCAGCTTCAGTTGCAGACTGCTCAACAATTGATGCAGCAGAAGAGTGCCGACCTTCAGAACAAGATTCAACAGAATGCTCTTGGGCAATCATTGAAGGAGCAAGAAACATTTGCTGTTGACCTCCCAAAGATTCAGAAATGGCAATCTGATTATGTTCAATGGAATGCCAAGGGCGATCCGACCGCCGCGTTTCCTGCTCCTCCGTCCGATCTTCAAAGTGCAACTGGACTAAAGATGCTTGGAGATATGAGCAAGCCTGTTATTGATTCTCTGCCAATGGTGCAGAATAGACATATTCTAAAAGAAGCCCGTGACAACAAGATGAGGCAATTGAATGAGACAAGCAGCATTCTTATCAAAGCTGGAGATAGCAAAACTGTATTTGATAATAACAATGGCCTTGGAAGTGATGGACAATATGATGAGACTAAAGCAAATGCCATTTTCCATGCAGCAGATGCACTTGTTAAAAAAGAAAAAGAGCAAAAAGATGTTAACCTGATTGCAAATCTGGCTAAATTGCCGGATGCGGCAATTGATCTTCAGGTTGCAAGTGGAATTTACACCCAAGAACAAGGGGATGCGGCTAAAGGACTTAGCCAAAGGGGTCTTACTGGAGGCGAGCGATTGAGAGGAAAGGTTTCATCTGATCAGGTTCTTCAAGCATCAAACGCCTGGGGAAGCCTTTCGCAAGACGATAAAGATCAAATCAAAGCTCTTGCTGAAAATGGACAATGGAAAGCTCCATCCGGCGAAGACAACAAAATGTTTCTTGCAAATAAATCTATCGCAAGAACGTCAGATGAATTGGTAAATAAAATTGACGCATACGAGAAGCAATATCCGGGAAAATTAAATGGATATATTGGTTTGATTGGTGGAAACATAGCAAAACTGGATCAGAAATTTTCCGAGGCAAAAACGGATCAAGATAAAAAGGCGTACGAGATTCTTCAATACTCAAGCAAGAATTTTAACGTTACCGCTCTTGCAAGGTCTGGAAAAGCCGTTACATCTGGAGAACAGGGGCGATTGGTTTCTGAGCTTGGGGACCTTAAAAGCGGAAACTTTATCAATGCTGCTAAGAACTTTGCTGCGTTTTCAGCTTTGGATTACGCTCACAATATCAATGATTTCAAAACAAAGTATAGGCTTACTCCGAATGAAGTTAAACAGGCGGATGTTTATAGAACAAAATACAACCTTTCAGTATTTGATCCTTTTGTAAATAATCCTCATCCCGGCATGACTGATCCCGCCGATCCATCGGTGGGCCAGCCTGCTGGTGGTGTTTTCAAGTTTGACCCTTCAACTGGAACTTTCAAACCTGCACAATAATGCCATATACTGTAAAAGTTGGTGAGGATTCTTTTGAGTTTCCAGACTCAATGAGTCAAGACCAAGCAAGGAGTGTGCTTTTGAAACACTTCAACAATCCTTCTGGCCTATCTGAATCAACACCATCCGCTCCTGTCGCTGACCCAGGCTCTGCTGAACAATTGCAGAAAGCGGTGAATGAGGCGAAGAACATTGGTTACGCAAGAGCCGCAGCCGCTGGTGGTGGCGGAGGGTTTATGACATCTCCAGCAATTCCTGAAGATGTTGCAAGAGAAACCGGACTTGGAGTTGTTACAACAACTGCTCGCGTTGCTCCTCCTCTTGTTGCTGGTTATTTAACGGGTGGAAATCCTGCTGCAATGGGACTCGCTGGTTATGCCGGCGAACGAACGGCTCAGACCATAGAACATTTTGCTGGCCAGAGAAAAGAACCGGCTGAAGGAAGAGCATTACAGTCTGGAATCATGGCTGCAACCCCCGCGCTTGGAATGGCTCAGGGGATTGCTGGACCTTTTGCAGCAGGACTTTATCAAGCTGGAAGACAGGCTGTTGTAAATGCTTCAACTGCCGCTTTTGGAGATGTTATCCAAAAATACATTGACGAAGGAAGGCTTCCAACTTGGGAAGAAATTGGAAAAGAAATCAGTCTCCCTGCACTTTTTGGAGCGGGTGTTGGCGGCGCTAGTGGAGCAGCAGCGCGACGAGCGAGCTTGCTTACAACCGAACAGCAGATTGCTCAAGCGGGAAGAGAAGCCTCTGGCCGATTGGAAGGTGCGCTTGGTCCCGAAACCGCTCCACTTACAGCTACACAGCAAACGGGCAGAAATGTTCCAGGTACATTTGGTCCAGGCTCTGCCGCACTTGCCGCACAGCAAAGACTTCCAGAAGCGATTCGCGGGAACCTTGGCCTTCTGGGTCAACAGGTAAGAGCAACATCGGAAACCGCACAGCAAGATATTCTTGGCGCTGAAGCTGTATCAAGGGGAGCACTTAGGACTGGAGCAGCGGGATCCGCTGGACAAGCCGCTGCTGAAGTCGAAGGAACAATTGGAACCATTTTGCCTCGCTCCCCAAGGGCGGCATCATTGCAAGACGCAGCAAACAACTCTGTTGGATTCATTCGTGGAGAAGATCAGCGGCTTGGCGGAATCGTTGACAATGCTTACAACAACGTCAGAACAACTCTCACAAGGAGGCTTGGTGGCCAACCTGAAGTTCCAATAGCTCCAAGTCAAAATCTAACCAATACAATAGATGATATTCTTGGCGCGCTTGCGACCGAGGAGCGCATAACAACCACTCCATCTGTTATCATCGGTGGCGCTCCAACAACCACCATTGATCGCATTCCTTCTCAGTTTTTCAATGAGGCGTCTTCGCGCGCAAGAGCATTGCTTGACGTTGCGAGAAGCCCTCAGACGTTTGAGCAGATTGTTGGACTCAGGCAGTCAATCGATGGACTCATCCATCACTTTTCAGAAGTTGCCCCAGGTGTTGCTCAGAACCAACTGAGGAGACTTCGCTCTGTGCTTAAAGATGAAGAGCTTGCGTCTGCTCGAAGGCTTGGAATCGAGAACGAAGTTGTGACTGCTCAGGGGCTTGCTGAAAACAGGTTCAACTTGCTTCAGGATAACCCTATAATCAGGAGGGCATCTATCCCGGCAAGCGATGGTGGATATCAAAACACAGAACAGTTCTTTTCTGACCTCTCTAGATCTCCAGAAGGATTCACTTCAATCAGGAATCTTTTAACTCCAACCGCTCAGGGCCGTATCCAATTTGACCAGGTTCGGCGTGGTTTCCTTGATTCATTGAGAAGCAGCGCGCCTATTGAAATTGGTGGAGTTGCAACGGAAAATCTTTCTTCCATCGCAAACAACTTCAGGGAACTTCCTCAAGGGGTGCGAAACATTGTTGCCGGTAGTGAGGTAAACGCAAATAGGCTCCAGTCTATTTTCAACGATGCTGTTCGCGTTCAAAACGTCGGAATGACAATTCCTGTCGCAACTGGAATCACTCCTCAACAACTAAATGAAATCATAGATAATGTTGGAAACATCGCATCTCCTACATTGAGAAACAATGTAATCAATCTAGCGCAGCAAGCTAGGCAGAGGTCGAGAGAGTTTTTCAATACAACCACTCGCCTCGTTCAGGACAATCAACTGAATCCAGACGTTGACCCTTCTCAATTTGTCAGAGACTTTTTGTTTATGTCTAAAAATCCACAGGTTGTACAAAATGCTCTCAATCAGTTGAATCCTGCGACGCTGAATGCGGTAAGGAAAGATGCAGCAACGGCATTGTTGAATCACGTTTCTGAAACCGGGCCTGCAAATCTTCGCATGGATGTTAAAGCTCTTGGAGACATCATAGATGATCCAAACCGGATGCAAATCATTCGTACTGTTTTGAATCCGGAAGACTTCAACATGATCAATGATTACATGTTGTGGAATCGTGCAAGGAACATGACAGAGCAAGGGGGACGTCTTCAACCTGACCAGATTGCAAATTCAATGAGGCGCGCGACTGGAGCAAGGTGGGTAGTTGACGCAATGGTTGGAAGCGCGCCTGTTCAAAACTTCCTTGCAGCAGTCGTTCGTTTTCCGCAAGCAGGTGCAGGTCTAAAACCAAACATCACTATTCCACAAGCAAATGCGTTGGCCAGAAACTCCAACATGTCATTGGTTCAGTTCAATAAAACATGGGATGATTTGTACCAGAAATCCGAAGATGCAAAAGCAAGCCTTCCAGAAGACAAGCGAAACGTGTTTGAGGATTCTCTTGGTGTTCCCAAAAGGCCAACCAAATGAGTGACTTCGTTGCTGACCCATTCGTTGCTCCTGTGCAATCGTTTGATTCTAATAAAAGGAACAAGCAGTCGCTCATTTCTCGTCGCAACAGAGTGAAGAAGAAAATCTCGGTCTATTCAGCTAAAGGATTTCCGAAGATCAAGACATGACCTCTCTCTCAAAAAAAGGTAACACCTATCAAGGAAAGAAGGTGTCGCTCAACAAACCGTTCTACACCCCTGGCGAGCGCAAGAAGAGCGCGGTGTACGTGAAGAACGATAATGGCAATGTTGTGAAGGTAAGGTTCGGTGACCCGGATATGACAATCAAAAAGAACAATCCCGGTCGTAGAAAGAATTTCCGAGCGCGACACAACTGCTCAGAGGCAAAGGACAAGACAACGCCTAAATTTTGGTCATGCGCCGCTTGGGGGGTTGCGCTCCTTGGTACTTCCTCTATCTTGTCGATGTGCGAACTATTGAATCAAGCCATCAGCATGTAAAAGTCGGAAGATGGAGGGCGTTTGACCTGAAATGCGATGTATGCAAAATCTCAAAATTGGTCCGAGTTGATGTCGTAAGAAGACTTGATAAAGAATCAAGACCTTGGAAATGCGTTCACTGCGTTTCGTCTAATCACCTTTTAACGATTTCGACAAAGCACGGAAAATATGGTTCTGGATCTTATCGATCGTGGTGCAAAATGAAAGACAGGTGCTTGAATCCAAAGCATGTTCACTCAAAGAACTACCTGCAAAGGGGAATTGGAGTTTGCGAAAAATGGATGTCTTTCATTGGTTTTTACGAAGACATGAGCGATAGACCTGTTGGATACAGTTTGGATCGAATCGATAACTACAAAGGATACTTTAAAGAAAATTGCCGCTGGATACCGTTGAACGATCAGGCTAAAAATCGCAGAGACAGCAAGAAGCCATACACTCCTCCTTTTCGTCAGTAACAACTTATTGTACATTTTATGGATAAAATGAAACTTGGTGGTGGAGGCCGTTACGAGAAACTTATCGGCTCTCTTGAGAAGAAAGGTGTCAAAGACCCTGCTGCTCTAGCGGCATCAATAGGTCGCAAAAAGCTCGGCAAGGAAAAGTTCCAATCGCTTGCCGCTAAAGGTAGGCGTCGAGCGATGAGAGAAAAGAAGTCTAGTGCTTAGTGCCTTATGACTTCTTAAAGACAGAAAGTGTCTCATGAACTTTCACTGTGTAACCAAGTCTCTTGGCTTGTGGGATCATGATTTTTACCTTACTAATTGTTAATCTTGAAATGATAACTTTGTCGTGAGGAATGAACCCGAGTTCTTTCAAGATGTTTTCAGTTTGAAATGTAAGGTCGTAATAGATTCCCTTGTCCCGCCAATCTCCAGAGGCTATGCAATAGGTGGAACCACGTTCTGCCTTATCTGCAAAGCGGGTTAAAACGTCACGGTATTCGTTCAAGAAAGCCTTCCAGCTTTTAGCCTTGTCTAGACCGTTTCCTTGATAGACCTCAACATCCCAGTAAGGAGGACAGGTCAATAGTCCGTCATGAGCCGGCACATCAACAGTCCTTGAATCTGCTTTGATGTTGTCCACATTGTAACGCTCTTTTGCGCTTTTGATTGCCTCGTCAGAAAGATCATAGCCAGAGTATTTGAGTCCGTTTCTTTTCATTGCATCACCTCGTTCACCCCATCCCGCGAAAGGGTCCGCAATATGTTTACAATCACGAAGAAATAGCTGGGCGCATGTTTCCGCTATCTCATGCGGAAATTGACTGAATCCGTTGCGGCTGGACTCATTATCATGTCCAGACTCTTCACGTATTCCATTTGTAGATGCACTAATTTCAATTACTGAGACAGGCAGCACAGTCAAATGATCACGAGGCTTAAGAGATATTGGAAAGCTGAACAACTCATTCATAATTAGTGTTTGTTAAACTTTCCTTTCCAAGATTTCTTGCCAGCGGCTTTATCCACCTTGAAGACATCGGGTGGAGCATAGTTCCAAGACACGGTTCCAACTCCTCGCTGGATGATGATTGAGCCGCACTTGTTCCCTTCTTTGTCCTTCATCCCGGATCGCTCAGACCTCTTCGCCATCCCAAGAACAAATCTCCGAGGATGATTGAACCCGATCTCCTTCATCACGATGACTTCTCGCGCCCAATTGGTCAGGTCGGATGAACCAAAGCCAGAGTAGGCCATGTCTGCCACGCTCTCGGGTTTCTCGTCCTTGCCCTTTGGCTTGGGGAAGTGATGCACCAAGACGATTACCACTCCTGTCTCGATCATGATCGGCTGAAGCAGATGGCGGGTGAAGTTCGCGCATACCTCGATGTCCGCAGGATTCCCACCCATGTACGACAACAACGGATCGACGTACACGATGTCCACCTTTGTCTTCCGGATCATCCTGCGGAGCATTGTTGCGAAGTCTGCGCCTGTCCGCACCGTCTCGCGAAAGAACAGCATGTCGGCGCTCTTCAATCCATCGACCCAGTTCTGGGTACCAAACACCGACTGCGCCGCTCCCTTGAGGCTGTCATGCTGGTCCGCGATGTCGTTCTCAGCCTGCACGAATGCGACCTTCAACCTCCGCACAGGTTGCACGCCGAACCAATCCGAACCAATGGCCCACTTCAGTCCTTGGTAGAACACCATCGAGCTTTTGCCGCAACCGCTCTGTCCGACGAACAGGAGCGATGAACCACGCCTAAGCCATCGATCCCCTATGAGATTGTCAGGGTCATTCTCCGGGTCGTAATCGAGGATGCTCTGGAGCGTGAACTCCTGGGGCATGTCCTGAGACTCCAGGTAGTCGGTGAACGCTTCCCAAGTGATCGACCCGACATTGATGGCCAACAACTTCTGCTCCTTGCCATCACGCATCGCGCCGGCAAGACGAGAGAACCGACTCGCGTTCTTGTTCTTCGGGTCGATGCCAATGGCTTCAAGGTGTCGATAAACGATGTCTCGACGCTCTGTCCATTCCGCTTTGTCCGCTGCATCGACCCGTACCCATCCATGCAGGCTCTTGCCGCCTGAATCGATGACCACGGACATCGGCAACTTGGATTCACTGAGAACGGTCCATTGTTCGTCCTTGGACTTCTCGTCCATCTCGACGAGGACATGGCGATACGCTGAGACGCCTGAATCGGATCCGCTCTCGTCTCTGCACGGATTGACGCGGACATAGGAGCCACGGCTCTCCTGGCTCGTCCACATCGAGCTGATGGGATCCGTGAAGTGCTTGGATATCCAGTTGTCGCGGGTCAGGAACGTGCCCTTCGACCCCGGCCTTCCGTTGCCAGCCTCGTCGCAGATGATGTCGTTGCAGATGCAGACCACTTCATCCGGTTCAAAGCACGCCTTGAGAAAGTCAGCGATGGAGAATCGCGTTGCAGGAACCGGAACCGGCTGGGTCGGTCTTTTGACGATGAACTTGCCGGTGGTCGATACAGGCGTGCCGCTCTGCGCGGACAAGAGCCATCCTCTCGGCTTATCGTGTGCCACCTTCGACGCTTCGACTAGCTTGTGGGCCAGTTCGTGCGGTTTCCACGGTGGCGCGCATTTCGCGTTGTACTCGTTGAACAACGCTTCTGCGTCTCCATGAGATAGCTCAAAGCCATGCACCAGCGAAGTTGCGACAGCGAAGGTCGCTCCATGTCCGTTCTGCCCGGTGACTGCTCCAGGGGTGTTCCTCAACCACGCTCTTGCGCGGTCCACATTTGATTGATTCATTCGATTCCAAGTTGTTTGCGCGCTAGTTCTCCGCTTTTGCCAAGATCGGTCTTGGCTATCTCTCGAAGAACAGAATTTGATTTCTCCAGCTTTACGAAAAGGAGAGCAAGCTCTTTGGGTGTCATCAGGTACTTGCTCCAATGATGTATGCGTATGGAGCGCGTCTGAAACTTCGCAAAGAGCTTGCTCTGTGCATCTATGTATAGATCAGGGTGTCGCATCTATCGGCACGAACCTTGATTTGAACCTGGCTCTAGTGGTGACGTGTATCTTTCGTTTTCCATCTTGGATATAAGCCACGCCGGGCCACTTGGTCTCGCCTATCAGTATCTCCACATCATCTGATATTAGTTCAACTTCTACTGCGCTGTTTGATAGGTTCCTGAATTTCATCGTCATCGAGATGGGAAATCGCGTCCGTAGAACAGGTGCCATCAGCGTCTTGCTTTGGCTTCGGCCTGCTCATCCAGCCGCGAATGATCGCATAGTCGATAAGCTTGGGTGCATCTTTCAAGAACTGTCGATGGGAGATATCGTTTTTCATTTTGTTGTTTTTAGCGACCGCCGCCGAGGGCGTGGTGAAGGATGAGCAATGCGTCGGAATTTTTTAGTGTCACGTCGAGATGTGGATACAGTTCTTGGGCCTTTGCGCGCAGCTTCCGCTTCCACTCTGCACTGGTCGCACACGATTTCCGTCCACCAAGACCAAGTGGTTCCTGCCAAATCTTGGGTTCGACCCGATGCAGTCCGTATCCTTGAGAGTACGCTAGTCCTTGGACGATACCGTAGTTCTCATGCAGGGTCGCCACGCTCGCAGCAGGAGTCAGCTTGCAAACGAACTTTGGAACCTTCTCCACCCAGAACTGAGATTCCGCCATCTTGAATCCGATAAGGATCTGATGGATGTCGGGCAATGATTCAGGCATCGCCATCAGGATGATTCCGTCCGGGGTGTTGATGGGCC